TTTGAACCTGATTATCCGGAACCGCCTCATACAGAGGAACAACATGAAGAAATGTCAACATATCAATCTAAATTAGAGGAGTTATTAAATCGTGCCAGCGGTAACTAGAATAGGTGACGCAGATGTGGCTCATTGTTCAGGAATGACAAGAGCGGCTGGGTCAAGTAATGTATTTGTAAACGGTATTGGTGTATCACGCCAAGGAGATAATAATACAGGTCATTTATTACCTGCTCCGATATGTCCATCTCATTCAGCACCGATAGCTACAGGTTCATCTACAGTATTTGTAAATGGCAAAGGTTGTGGTAGAGTTGGTGACGCAATATCGGGTTGTACGAGTGTAGCGGCAGGTTCTCCAAATGTTTTCTCAGGTTAACCTAGATAAGTGTTATAAATATTAGCGATATGGCAAACTATGACGCTTCAAGCACAAACAAAAGTAAAAAGGCAGTAAGGACTTATAAAGACCTTGACCTTGATTTTACACGACATCCTGTAACAAATGATGTTGTAAAAATCGAAGATGTAAATGCTGTTAAAAGAAGTGTTAGAAATTTAGTTAACACACAATTTTATGAAAGGCCTTTTCATCCAGAATTAGGTTGTGGTGTAAGAGATTTACTATTTGAAAACTTTACACCTATGACAGGCATATTCATAAGAAGAAAGATTGAGGAGGTTTTGGTGAATTATGAGCCAAGAGCAAATATATCCTCAATTGCAGTAAATGAACAACAAGACAGAAACGGAATAAATGTAGAAGTAAACTTTTATGTTTTAAACTTGCCAAATCCAGTTTCAGTTACAACAACACTACAAAGAATTAGGTAAATAAATGGCTTCAAATAAATTAACAGTATCAGAATTAGATTTTGATAATATAAAAAGTAATTTAAAATCTTTCATGCAAGGCCAATCCGAATTTCAGGATTATGATTTTGAAGGTTCTGGTTTTGCCGTTCTTTTAGATGTTCTATCTTACAATACACATTACCTAGGTTTCAATGCTAACATGTTAGCAAATGAGATGTACCTAGACTCAGCAGACATAAGAAAAAATATTGTATCATTAGCAAAGATGATTGGTTATACACCAACATCATGTAGAGCTTCAAATGCAGAGTTAACTGTAAGGGTTAATAATGTTCCAAACACAACAACAGCACTTACAATGGATAAAGGAACAGTTTTCACAACTTCGATTGATGGACAATCTTATCAGTTTGTAACTAATCAATCGTACACAGTTCAACCTGATTCTGGGGTTTTTCAGTTTACAGGTGTTAAAGTTTATGAGGGCACTTTAGTAACTTTTAAATATACAAAAGATAGTTCGGATCCTGACCAAAAATTTATTATACCAAGTCCTAATGCTGACACGATTACATTAAAAGTAACAATACAAAATTCTTCAAGTGATAGTACACAAAATGTCTATACACTTGCAACAGGTTTTACAAACTTAACAGACGCTTCAAAAGTTTATTTTTTACAAGAAAATGAAGAAGGTAAATTCGAAGTTTATTTTGGTGACGGTATTTTAGGAAAATCATTATCAGACGGTAACATAGTTATATTAGAATATATTGTAACAAATAAAACTGAAGCTAACGGCGCAAGTTCATTTGCTTTATCTGGCGATATTGATGGTTTTTCAAATGTTACAATTACAACCACATCAAATGCAGCTAATGGTTCAGAGGCACAAACAAAAGAATCAATTAGATATAATGCACCTTTACAATACACAGCACAAGACAGAGCTGTAACTTCTAAAGATTACGAAACAATTGTTAAATCAGTTTATCCAAATGCACAATCAGTTAGTGCTTGGGGTGGTGAAGATGATGAAACACCACAATACGGTGTTGTTAAAATTGCAATCAAACCTATTTCAGGTTCTACATTGACAACATCTACAAAAGAAACAATTAAATTGCAATTAAGAAAATACAATGTGGTATCAGTAAGACCAGAAATAGTTGACCCCGAAACTACAAGTATTTTATTAACTTCAAATGTAAAATATAATGAACAAACAACGGCTAAAACATCTGATACTTTAAAAGCAAATATTATTTCTACATTAACTAATTACAATACAAATACATTAAATCAATTTGATGGTGTATTCAGATATTCAAAAATTATTGGTTTAATTGATAATACAGATACAAGTATTGTTTCAAATATTACAACACTAAAAATTAGAAAAGAATTTACTCCGACTATTGGAGTTTCAACAAGATATGATGTTTACTATAGAAACTCATTATATAATCCTCATTCAGGTCATAACGCAAGTGATGGTGGTATTTTAACATCATCAGGTTTTAAAATTGATGGCGATACATCTACAATTTTCTTTTTAGATGATGACGGTCAAGGAAATGTTAGACGATATAGTTTATCAGGTTCGACAAGAGTTTATGCTAATAGTACACAAGGTACGATTAACTATGCAACCGGTCAAGTTACAATTAACTCATTAAATGTATCAGTTGTAGAAAATATTAGAGGCGCAGCTTCTAGTGTAATCGAATTAACAGTAATACCTAGTTCGAATGATGTTGTTCCTGTTAGAGACCAAATTTTAAACATAGATACGGCTAACTCAACAATAACAGTTGAAGCAGACACATTTGTTGGTGGTTCTGCTGACGCAGGTGTAGGTTATACGACAACAAGTAGTTATTAAGGATTAGTAAATGGCAAAATTTACTGACAAAATATCCAATCTAATAAACAGTCAGGTACCAGAATTTGTATTATCTGACCACCCCAAATTTGTTGAATTTCTAAAATCATATTATACATTTTTAGAATCAGCAGAAATTTCAGTTACAAGTGTACAATCAACAGATGGTTTACAATTAGAATCAGAAATCAATACTGATACAAGTACACTTCTTTTAGACGCTTCACGATTAGATACAGATAGAACACAATTAGACTCTGGTGATAAGTTAATATTGGAAAGTTCTACTTACGGTAAGTTTACTAGAGGAGAAACTATAACAGGTCAAACCTCAAAAGCAACATCCGTTATTCTAAAGGAAGATTTAGCAAATGGCAAGCTTTATATTTCAGCACAAAATAAATTTATTGAAGGTGAATTATTAGTAGGTGCTAATTCAAATGCACAAGCCGTTTTAGGTGATTACAAATCAAATCCTGTTAATACAATACAAGAGTTATTACAATTTAGGGATCCTGATAAAGTTGTTTCTAACTTTTTAACTAAATTTAGAAATGAATTTTTAAATACCATTCCAGAAAATTTAGACGCAGGAATTGACAAAAGAAATTTAATCAAAAATATTAAATCTGTTTACAGAGCAAAAGGTACGAGTGCAGGTCACCAAATATTTTTTAGAATGTTATTTGGCCTTTCTTCAGAAACAGTTTATCCTAGAGAAAACATGTTGCGTGTGTCTGATGGTAAGTGGACAACAAATAAAGTATTAAGAACAATACAAGGTGTTAATTTAACTGGAGATACTTCATTATTAATTGGTCGTTCTATAACAGGTCAAACTTCAGGTGCAACGGCACTTGTTGAAGCAGTATCTAAATTTCAAATTGGTGCAAATGAAGTAACAGAGTTTACTTTAAATGATGATACTATTGTTGGTACTTTTGTAACAGGTGAAGAAATAAGAGGAACAGAATCAGACACAGCTTCAACATTTATTAAAGCTCAAACAACAGGTATTCCAGGAACAGTTACAGTTACAAATGACGGTATCTACAGTAATGAAAATGATACTGTTACAGTTACAGGTGGTGGTACAGATTCTTTAATTACAGTTGAGGGTGTTGGTAACGGTGGTATAACCGATTTTATTATTGACAATGGCGGTACAGGTTATGAAATAGGAGATAATTTAGTTTTTAATAATGCAAACACAAGTGGTGGTGGTGCAACAGCGGCCGTATCTCTTGTCAATGGCGGACTTCAAGTTGAAGGTAGTACCGAAGACCATATTATTTTAGAAGACGCTACAGTTATAAGTGACCCATATACAGGTAACAAAGTTGTACAAGAAAGTGGAACAGGCAATGGTGAAATCACAGATATAAGAATTATTAATTCTGGTTCAAACTATGTAAAAACTCCTATAGTTACAGTCAATAGTCCTTCAGAATTAGGTAACGGAGCTTCCGTGTTTGCTCATGGTGATGAAATAGGAAAAGTTTTAAGTTTAAAAATTGTTGAACCTGGTGCTGAATATAATCAGTCGCCATCTCCACCAACTTTATCTATTCCTGGTTATATGATTCTAAAAAATATTTCAGGTTCTTTTGTTGCAGACTTGACGGCTACTTCGGTTGATTCTTCGAGTTCTACTATTACAGCAACAACAGGTGTGTTTGATTCAACAAGACAGATTTTAAAATTTACTTCAGCCTCTGGCATTTTTCAATCAGGTAGAGTAATAACTTTAAGCAATGGCGCTACTGCTACAATTGCAAAAGTTGACCAACCTACAGCTACAGTAAATGTTGTTGCAATTGCTGACACGGCAGGTACCTATGTAAATGAAGACGGACATTTATCAGATGACGCAATGAGAATACAAGATAGTTTATACTATCAGGACTTTTCTTATGTTATCAAAGTTGGTCGAGTTATTAATGACTGGAGAGATTCATTTAAAAAGACTATGCACACAGCAGGTTTTTATTTTACAGGTCAAGTAAACATTGAAAGTAGAATTAGTGCTCAGATTTCACAACCAGTTGATGGTATTATATCAGGCATTTCAGAAAGTCCAATCTTTGGTGTTATTGGTCAATTGTTCTCTACTATATTTGGTAGAAGATTAGGAACAACAGATGATGGTACAACACTAAGAAGTAATCCAGAATTAGGTGTGGATCCAGATTTTGATGATAGTACAATGTCACCTTTCTCAACAGGTACTAGAGATATTACTCTGAGAAGACACATGACTATTAAGCTAAGTCAAAGAAGTACACTATATAATATTACATCCAGAGGTGATAGTTAT